GCAAGCGGGAGGATTCCCACGATGAGCATGGCGATGGCTTCCCACGTGATGCCGTTGACCACGATCTGCTCGCATGCTGTGGACACGATCAGGCCGCCCATTGTGTTTTTGGTCGACCACCGCAGCCGCTGCCCGCTATGTTCTGCGAGCGCTTCCAATGCCCTTGCGGCTCCCCCTCGCCGCGGTCCGTTCTCACCCATACAACCACACGACGCCGGGCGTCTTTATTTCGTCGTCGTTGTCCACATGGATGAATGTCTCGCCGATGCCGATGCGGTTAAAGCCTACCGCAATGAGCGCCGCCACAATGCGGAACCGTTCCGCGCTGGTGGTGCATGCGATGTCGGCAGCTTTGCCGCGCAGGTGGCTGCTGTTCATTGATCCCTTAACGGCCATATTGTGCGCGGTGGACCGTACTCCCGACGTTATGCGGAACGGCGTCTGCGCGATGTCGCGGGCTTCGTCCAGCATAAATAGGAAATCACCGCACATGCGGCGCCCACTGCCGGGCTGGTCGGGGCTGTCGAACTCTTCGATGCGGAAGTATTGGAGGTCGGTCATTTTGCCTTGCGTTGGATAACGTACCACTGAGACGCATAACACAGCACCGCTATACCGTCGTAATCCCTGCGATTGATGAATGATGCGCTGCCGTCTATTGTGGTACCGGCTGCGGCGTCGGTTGCGTCGGGTCGTATGATGTAATAACCTGTATTTGAGATAGTACCGTCGGACTTAAATCGGAACATGCGACCCTCGGCGGTGTCTACCGGTGGCAGGTAGATAGTGCCGAATCCATTCGCGCCGCTGTATGAGCTCATAAACATGAAGCCCCAATTTTTTTCGCCCAGCGTGTAGGTGCTGCCATTAGTGTGGGCGATCGCCTTAACCGGAAAGTATTGGTTCATGTCGCTGCTGGGGTCGATAGCCAAGCGACCGGTGATCGGCGCAACGGGGTTAACGCCTGCCTCCGGTTTCGGCTGCTGTACCTGTTGCGTTATGGTATTCACTGCGCCGTTGACCATATCGAGCAGCCCACCGCGGACGCCGGTAGCTCGTGGCGTATCATTGGCGCTGGTTATGCTGCTGCTATCGAAAGCAATCTTGTAGCGCTCTACGGTCGTCTCGGCGCGGTTCATCACCTTCGACATCTCAAAAGGCACGTAATACTCCGAATCTTCGCGCATCGTGTGCCACATCTCCAGCCGCCGGTTCACCGTACCGCGGTGGATTTTGGTGGCGAACTTTTGCCGGGCGAGGGCTTCCTCCACGCCAAGGCGGTGTATCGGTAGCGGTCCCGTCGTCTTTGAGCTCTTCCATTCATTCTCCACGCGGGTGCCACCGTCGAGGGCGTATAGTTTGCCCTGTGCGCTGTGGGCAATATTGTCTCCGAATATGACGGTCCCCTGATCCAACTTTAGCCGGTTATCGCTGCTGTACGTGGCGCGATACACTACCTCGTCAGCGTTAGCGCCGTTGTCGTCCACGACCTCGATACCATAGTCAATATAGAAGTCTTCTGAGGTGTAGGAGCTGGTAATATTTACGCCGGTATCGTCGAAGAATTTCACGACGACAGTGGTGTCGAGGCCGTCCTCCTCCGTTGCCAGCGGCGCGGTGATGAAGCTATACGTGGCGTTGGTGTTCGTGCCTTGGCTGCGGCTGAATGTGGCCACGTCAATAACATACCGGTCCGTGCTGTCTGTGGTCCACTCCTCCGGTTGGTAGTATTTCGTGTCCACGTTGAGCATAATCTCGACCTCGATGTGTACGGTATCCCCTTCCTCATGCAGCAGGAATCCACTATCGGGCGACACCTGGAACTCCACAAAGCCAGAAATCCGAAACCGTGCGCCCACTTCATACGTGCGGTCGGTATCGGCGAGCGTCAGATTTACGCCGCTGGTAACGATCGTGTCGTCGTTGTCCCGCACCACGTACATGTTGCCGTTATACTGCCGGGTGCGCTCTACGGACAGCACGGGCGGAAGGTGAGTAAAGACGTGCCCGGCCAGCTTGGTGTAGTTCGTGCCGCTCTGTGGGCGGTATGTCGTATTCATATACAGCAACTCCGCCGAGCTGACCGCCTTAGTTACTGCCGCTTTCGTTGCTTGGCTGACGTTTACCGTAATCAGCTCACCATCGGCAACGCGCTGGTGGGCGTTAATGGGCCAAAACCACCAAATACCCTCCGACATAAATATCCGCGCATTGAAACAGGTCGCGAGGCTGTGCAGGATGTCGTAACAACTAAATGCCGTTGTCGTACCGTCGTCATTGATCGTTACCGGCACCTGTCCAAGGATAGTATCAAGCGGGTCGCTATCGTCGACGGTATCGGTAAGCTGGAGGTCGTTTAGATAGCGGAGGAAAGTGTCCGAGGTGCCGTATAGGTCGGTAGTCGGTAGCGCATTAAGGCACCGGATTATGTGGCTACGGATATACAGACCGTCGGAGCCGAGGCCGCCGAGCGTAAGGTCGAAATCGACCTCTCGCAGGTTGGCCAGGCCATCGGTTGCCGTGAGCCGTACCGCGGTAGGAAATGGCTCGTCAGCGCGTTCCACCTGCTCGGCCAGGATTACGCCCCTCCAGTAAATTTCATTGTCGCCGTCGGGATCCTTGTATATCTCCAGCAGCAGGCGCCCCTCCGCGAAGCTGTACAGGAGGTCGAGCGTCTGGGTGTGGGCGCTGTCATTCTCGTACATGGTGAACTCCACGGAGCTTCCGACGATAGGCTGGTGCTGCTGCTCGTTGGCTCCTTCGTGGCGAATCACGAACCCCTCGGAACCGATGCTAAACTCCTCCTTATTGGCAGGGTTCCAGGTGGCGTTGGTGTCATAAATAGACACCCGCCACACCTCGTTGCGGTCGTCCTTGAATTCGGCGTATAGTCGTTCCCCTGCCATCAGAATCCCCTTACTCGGTTGCGGTCAAAATTTGCCCGCTCGCTACTTATCAGAATATCGCGGCCATCGAGGCGACCTGTTACGGTGACGTTCCCGCCGCCCATCATATCGCGCAGCTTGTTAAGCGGTGCGACCACCTCCGGGTTAATGGCTGAGGTACCGGGCCCCTCGCCGACGACTGCGAGGGAAGCGCCGGTAAAAAGGCCACCTGCGGCCATCTGCGGTATTTGTCCGAAAGCGGTATCTACGATAGCACTACCGGCAGCAATGAGCGCAGGGATGGCAACCATAGCGAGCGGCGCCTTCATACCGTCTTTAATTGCTGCTGCAATTATGTTGGCCTGCGATGCTGCCAGCGCGGCCTTGATAGCCTGCGCCGCAAATCCTTTGAACGCTTCGCCTGCTGATTTTGCGCCAGTTATTACCTGACGAAATGCACCACCCAATGAATCGCCCAGTGCCTGCGCTAATTGGATTGTGCTGACCTTCATGCTGTCAATCGCCGCCTGTGTATCCTCCTTCATTGCGATGAGCGTTGCACCGTATGCCGCGCGGGCTTCCTCGCCTTCCTCCTCTATCTCTTCCGGATCCATAAAAACCGACGCCAGGCCGCTGGTGTCGACGCGCTGCTCGGCAGCCATTGCCATTATGCCGCTTATTCCATCGCCAGTAATCTTTATCTGCTCGTCGACGTATTCAAGCGCTTTAGCCTGCTCTTTAATCTCCGGCGTTGTCTTGCTGAGCTCTGCACGGTAGTCCGCTAATGCTGCTTCTAACGGCGTTAAACCAAACAACTCTACGCCCTTGTAGCTCTCTTCGAGCTCTTTAATTCGGTCGAGGTCTTTCTGTCCGATGGCCGTCTTCATGTGCATGGCCATACCCTTGACCTGCCCGTTTACTCTACCTAATGCCGCCTCCACATTTGGTAAGGTGAGATCGGCAAGCTTCTCCTCTACGGTTGCTGTCTTGTCGACGCTCTTGTGGTAATCCTCGATTGCCTTAATGTTCAGGCGGTACTGTCTTTCGCTGCGCTCCAGTTCCAGGCGCATATCCCGCTCCCTATTGCGGGCCTTTTCGATTTTGCTGGCTAATGAAACGAAGCCACCAACACCGACCGCAATGGCGGCCACAAGCAAACCAATAGGTCCAAGGAGCGCAGTTATGGCCGGCATCATTGCGGAGAAAGCCATAAGCACCGGACCCAATACTGCCGCCAAAGCTCCTATTTGTACGACGAGCTTCTTTGTTTCGGGGCTCATGTCACGGAAGCGCTGGGCGACTTCCTTAACCATCTCAATCAGTGGCGGCAGCATCTCCACAATGATTTCGCCGAATTCCTCTTGTAAATCGCCGAGGCTGTTTTGTAGCTGTTTGAGCCCTCCGGTGCCGGCCTGGGCTGCGGCTTCCGCACTGCCGCCGTACTGCTTCTCCAGCTCGTCGAGGATAATGGTCTGCGCCTCGGCCATCTGTCCCGTTTCGGCCAGCGCCTTAATGACCTCCTTCTGTTCCGCGCTGAACTGAATTCCCGACCGCGAAAGCGCGGACAGGTTTGCTATCGGATCGTTTAACGCCTTGCCGAGCTGTATGCTGGCGCTCTTCAGGTCGCCATCGAGGCGCGTCGCAAGGTCGAGGGCCGCTTTCTGCGTCCGGGCGAACTGCTCGCCGGAAATGTTGGTAAAGGTGAGCAGCTGCGCCGTAGCTCCGGAAAGTATCTCCTCGTCTCCGAACAGTGTTTTCGTTTGCAGGTCGGAGGCCATCTGCTGGAGCTGCTTGGAAGTAAATCCAACCTGCTCACCAGTAGACCGCAGGCCCGCCTCCACCTGAGCGATGGCTTTTGCTTGAGTGTTGAACGCCTGCACCGACTGCACCGCCATGAGCCCCAGCGGCGCCGTGATGCTCGCCGTCATCGCCCGCCCAGTGTTTTTCACCAGGTTCTGTATCTCCCCGAACTCGCGGCGGAAATCATTCTTAGCGCGGCGCAGGCTGGAGTTCAGCCCCTTCGTACTTACGCCAACTTTAACCAGTAGGTTCTTTAGTGCCATCGTTTGCGGGTTTTGCCCATGCCATCAGCAGCCCCTCGGCTGTCTTCTCGCTCTGTGTTTTCTTCGTTTTCGGTGCCGTCTCCTCCCACGGAAATTTCGCCAAATCGGTTGGCTTAATGCTGCGCCCCTTCTTGGCATGCGGTTGTAGCAGCAGCGCCGCCAACCACCGCACCCGCTCCCACTCTCCGCGCTCCCGCTCCTCCTGCTCCTTGGCGTAGCCGTCCGCTGCGCTCACCAGCTCCTCCACCGTCATCTCGTAAAATGACGCGGGGCCAAGCCGCAACCGGCCCAGCCCCAACATCATGAAGTCGTCGAAAGAGGCGGCGCCTCCTCCGTCACTTTTTTTTTCCGTCGTTGCCCATCAGCTTGGCCAGCACCTCCGACAGCGCTTCGAAGTCGGAGACGTCGACCAGCTCCAGGAACCCGTCGAGGTCGTACTCGAACGGCACACCCTTGGCCTTCCCTCCGCTCTTTGCGAAGAAGTAGACCAACGTGGCGAGCTCGACGATATCCTCGCCCATGTTGGCGATGTCGATCCCGTGCTCATCCTTCGCGGCCTTGATGGCCCGCATATCGGCGCGGAGCCAAAACTGTTTGCCGCTAAGCTCCAGCCCAACCGCTACCATTAGGAGATAACGGTGTAGGTGATGGCGCCGGTGAGCTCGAACGTGCCGGAGATGGTCACATTATCCTCCGTGCCTGCGCTCTGCTCAAAGCTGGTCAGGTACGCCGAGGCGGAAAATTCCTTGTCGCCCACGTTGCTGGTGGTGAAGGTGATCGTAGCCGCCGTGCGTCCGCTGAACAGCGTAAACAGGTCATCAATGTTGTAGGTGTTGTCCTCGGCGTGGAGCGCGGAGAACGTCACCGAACCACTGCGGAGACCTTCGAGCAGCTCGCGGAATCCGCTGCTGTCCTTGCTGGTGATGTCGCGCGTCTCCATACTCAGGGAGATGCTGCACTCGGTTTGCATGTCGATGGACGTCCCTCCGACCTCTACGGTCATGAGGGTTCCATTCATTACGCCAGTAGTCTGCGCCATTGTTATGCTTTCTTTTTGGTTTTGCCGCTTATGGACCTAACGATCAGGGTAAGGTAGCCGATCCACTCGTCGTCGCGTTTCGACGGAGTTGCAGCGACGTAAATCTCCACTGCTGCCAACAGTGCCAGGGCAATCTCTGCCCAGTACTCAAGAATCAAATCCATAGCCGCAAGTTATCGCCCTCGATTGTCTTAAATCGACACCTTCACGGGTCGAGCCCATCGCCGAACCACCCGGCAGCCTCTGCCTGTTCCTGCGTCAGTATCTCGCTGTCTGACGGCATCAGATATTGAAACATCACCACCGGGCTGGTGCTTATGTAGTACGTCATTGCGTCGCGCTCTTCTTGCGTCAGCTGTGGGAACAATGCGATAAGCGCGTGGAGGTCGCGCTGTGGATGCACCGTGATTGTCAAGTCCGTATCACCGACGCACGCCCACTGCCCGGTAGTTGGGTGCTGGATGGTGGCCAGCAGCATCGTTGTGGTGCGCCCTGGCTCATGCAACACCTTCGGGAGCTTCAGGTTGTACAGCTCGCGGCTGATGCCCTTAGCGCGTTGCTCGCTGGTGAGGTTGAGGCGGGCGGTGACAGGAAGGTATACGGTAGCCATTAGCTGATAGTGTAGTAGTTGTCTATATCAGTAAATACACCACTGAACGCATCAAGCTCTGAAGGCCACAGAATTATTTCATGGATGTATTCTACCAAGGGAGCAAATCCCGGGCGGCCGATGGTAGCAGTAAAATTCGCATTTCCAATACTTGCCGTGGAAGTTGTAGAGCCGTTTACTGCATACGTAGAGACGCCGGTTGCAGTGTCAAGTTGCCAAATGACGCTACTTGTGTCGTTATCTACAGCCGTAACAAATTCATTCGAGCTGATGCGTAAAATCAAATCGGCGTCGCCTTGGCTGGCTTGTAAACGTTGGTTCCCGTAGAAGGCAGCAGTAAACCCGCCTGTGCTTCTCGTTACGTCTTCAATGACTGCTGCAACAGTCCACGGATTTGTTCCGCTTGAAATTCCAGAAAAGCCGCTATTGCTTACCTCTTGCAATGCAGGTTTACCGCTTGTGCCAGTAATGACCGCCGTGCCGTTGTATATCTGCGGCTGTAAGCTTGGAGTGCTTTGCGTGGCGTTGTTGCTGTTGCCGCTCATATCGTACCACACAGAGCAGTAACCGACTGATGCACCGCAATGCGTGGCGATGGCTGCCGTATCCAAATCGCCATTTGAGTCGAACCCAATGTCAGCCTCGGCGTCATCGCTGGCGCGCCTGACCTTCATGCAAAATCCTGTGTAGTCTTTGTCCAACTTGCGCACGCTGAAGGCTGCCGCCGCGCCGGTGTAGGTGTCAAGTAGCAAATCGACAGCTGCCGCCGATGTCGTGCGCACCATCTTGAGCGACAGCGGCAAGGTGCCGCGCGTTTCGGCTGTGGCGTCGGTCTCATTTAGGCCGGCAAGTAGCGCAGCCTTCGCGGTGGCGAACGTGGCGTTGTCTGCGGGCTGTGTGGTGTACTCGGTCCAGTCGCCTGCGGTGTCGGGATCGGCGAGGTACTTCGTCGAGTAGTAAAGCGTTCGGTTTATGGTGTCGGTCTCGCCTACGTCGCTGACCTCGGATTCCGCGAAGCCGTCACCGTCGGGCCGAGCGGTATAGTAGACTTCCAGCGTGGCGGTGGCGCCGCTGCGCTCCGTCTCTGCCTCGGTGTCGTAGCGCCCGTGGTACTGTACGCTAACCGTCGACTGGTCGACGAATTCCAACGCCGTGCCGCCGGTGTTGACGGCGACCACCTGCCCCGCGGTGCCGAGGGTGCCGGGCGTATCGCTGAGGTCGGTAAACGCGCCGCCGCCGGTGGTTATGGTGGCCGTACTGCCGTCGATAGATAGCGCCCCATTGGACACCACCAGCTTATTAACCAGCCCGCTGGGGTCGCCGTCGACCTCCTCCACGGTGAGGATGGAAAGCGGTTGGATATTGATGTCCGGCGCCTGCCCGACGCGCATCACGCGGACGTTATAGGTAGCCTCGGCGATGTATGCCCGTTGGTCGCTGTCGTACTCTACGTCGGCGGTATCGAAGTCGATGCTTTGAATGTTGACGCCGGTATACGTTCCGCCCACGCGATCGAGGGCGCTACGCACCTCGTCGCTGATGGTCATGGCTTCGCCGTATTCCTCGCTGACACAGTACACATCCACGCGGGCGGTGTCCAGGCTGCTGCTGCCGGACTTCGTTCCGCTCGGCTGGATGTCGCTCACCTTGTAGACGATAAACGGGAGCGCGGCGTCTTGGTCCGCAATCTCCGGATATACCCGCGTTCCGCAAATGGCGACGATTTCCGCGTCGTTGCTCAGAATGTTGTATAACGCCTTGCCTACATTCATTTCCGTAGAATCTTCTCCATTAGTGCAGCATAGCCCATTTCCATCACGCGCATGGCTTTAGGGATACCCTTGGCGATACCGCGCTTAAAAAAGCCTTTGTTCGAGGTGCCGCTCTGCATTCCTCGCCCTCCGGTGAATCCCTTCGTTCCTTTGCGCAGCGTGGGCATGATACCCTCGTCGACCATGTGCGCGAAATAGCCGTCCGAAGTGATGACCGAGGCCGGCTCCTTTTTATCGAAAACCATTTGAGACCGCGGGCCAACCAGATAGGTAAACTTGGAGCGCTTCGCCTTAAATACCTTGATGCTTTTGATAAGCGTCCTGTTCCTAATGTCATACGACGGCCCGCGCTTACCGTCATTCTTGCCGCTACGGCGTACCCTAATGGTTCCCCCATGTGGGTCAATCTCGGTTTTTAATGCGGCTTGTATCTCCTTACCTGCTGCCTTGTG